CTCGAGAAGTTTAACCATATTACAAAAGGTGGTATCCCTAACAAGACTCTCAATGTCGCACTTGCTGGTACTGGTGTCGGGAAAAGTTTATTCATGTGCCATATGGCTAGCGCCGCGCTCATGCAAGGGCGTAACGTTCTCTATGTTACACTTGAGATGGCAGAAGAAAAAATTGCTGAAAGAATTGATGCAAACTGTCTCAATATAAACATCAAAGATTTAACTGATGTTCCACAAGTAATGTTCAGATCTAAGATTGCTGACTTACAACGTAAAACTAAAGGTAAACTTATAATTAAAGAATACCCTACAGCATCTGCACACGCAGGACATTTTCGTTCTTTATTGAATGATCTGACCTTGAAAAAACAGTTCAAACCTGATATAATATTTGTAGATTATCTTAACATCTGTGCTAGTGTTAGATACAAAGGTGCTATTGTAAATTCTTACACCTATGTTAAAGCAATTGCTGAAGAACTCAGAGGTCTTGCCTGTGAGTTTGATCTACCCATTGTATCCGCTACTCAGACCACTAGGTCTGGTTATGGTAATAGCGATGTTGACCTTACTGATACTTCAGAATCCTTTGGTCTACCTGCCACTGCTGATCTCATGTTCGCTCTTATCAGCACTGACGAGTTAGAGGCAGAAAATAAAATCATGGTTAAACAACTTAAGAACAGATACAATGATCCAACTGTTAATAGAAAATTTGTAGTTGGTATTGATCGTGCTAAGATGAAACTATATGATGTTGACGATTCTCAACAGCAATTAATAAACGATGCTGAAGACGATGACGTAGCAGACTCACTTGACTCTCTTAAAAAGAATCAAGCACGACTATCTAAATTTGCCGAATGGAATTATTAAATGACTCTTTCTAAAGAAACAATAGATAAACTTGCTGATGCACTTAAATTAGAAGTTATTGAATATATTATTGATAACCCTAAAACAAAAACATTTCTATATGAAATGATTAGCGACGCACTATGTGATAAGTTAGGTAACAAGAATGAAGACGGTACTTGCTCCTTTGATAGCAGTTTTCTTGCCCCTGCTGTTCTTGATAAAATCACATTAACACTTAATCCTAACTCAATGCCCTCTGACCCTGCAACATTATGACCACTAATATTGATCCTACCGTTGATTACAATAAGTATATTGACTTTGTTGACTCTACTACCAGTTTCCCTTCAAAAGATACTGAAGAATTTGTAGCTCGAATATATGATTTAAAAGAAAAAGGTGTAAACATTGAACGTCTTCTGACCGCTGCTGTTGGTATTACTGCTGAGGGTGGTGAGTTTACTGAGATTGTTAAGAAGGTAGCATTTCAAGGTAAAGAACTAAATGATGATACAAAAACTCACCTTGTAAAAGAAATGGGTGATGTATTTTGGTATCTAGCACAAGCATGTCTTGCACTGAACGTAGATTTTCAAACAGTTGTTATGACTAACATGATGAAACTTGCAGCACGATACCCTGATGGTAAGTTTGATATCCAAAAATCAGAAGTCCGCAAGGAAGGAGACATCTGATCCTTACCTCCCACTAAATAAGTTGGGAGGTTTTTCTTATGGCATTTAATAGCATACCTACAAGTCTTGCAGAGATGCGAAAGGTCGCAGGGAGTAGTATTGATAAAAAATACGTCCGAGGAATAATCTCTTTCTATAGAAAAGTTAGTGAAAAACATGGTGTTAATAATCCATTAGCATTTAATCCTGCTACCACATCTGGAAAAAGTGCAAAGTTGATGCGTGCATTAAACGGTGATGTTGATATTGCAAAGTTAAAAAGAGAATGTAAATTAGATAGTAATTTTAAAATTACTTGGGGTGACGGTAGTAGAGGTAATCGTGGTACAGGTAACACTGGTAATTTGTTTGAAACACAGTTAGAGAAAGGATTAAACGATTGGATTGAAGGAGAGGAGTATACTAGTAATCCATATAAAGATTTTATTGGTGATCTAATTAAATACTATAATTTAGAACACTGTAATGTTGTTAGGGTAACTGCTGAAGGAACACAAAATAAAAAAAGACCAATACAATTTGTTGGAGGAAACTGGAAAATTGGCGATGCTGATGCTAATAATTATGATATAGGATCTACTGTTACTGATTTAACATTAGAGACTAAATGCAAGAATGATAGAAAAAAATTAATTTATCTATCCTTAAAAAAAGGTGGAACTACTACCATGTCTAACCTTGGTGTTAAAAAAATATTTACTCAAACAGACATAGAGAATGGTAAGATTACAGGCACTGTTGGTGAAAAAGTATTAGAAACTTTTGGAATTGAAAATACTAGGTTCTGTAAAATATTCAATGAAGCTAAAGCAGGATCAGTTAGTAGTGGTGGTGATGTTGCAAACCCCAAATACAATAGAAGATTGTTGGAGTCAATGATACGTGGGTCTATTGGTTATGGATATCACTACGCACATAAAGAAAGTGGTAGCAAAATTAAAAATTTTCCTATGAAGAAGGACACATGTGATAAAGCAACAAAAGTTACTTCAGTAACTGTTCACTATGGTGGTAGAACTGGTATAGGACAACGTGTTGATATCACTGTACAGACTCCTGTTATGGAATTAAAATTTAATATTAGAGATACAAGTGGAAGTCCTAATCCATGGCCAGATAAATTACAGTCAGGATATAAATTTAAAGATGAGAAAATGTATAGTGTAGCAGAGGATGGTTACGACGACTAATGGCGAACATTAAACAACTCAAACATTTAGAACACCTAGAAGATGAGATGCTGAACTATGGCGTTGATGGATGTATGGCGTCAGTATCATTCTTAAAAGAACTACAGAAGATGTTAGGTCAGCAAGAAACTAGTGGATTTATGCAGACTAAATGGGATGGTGCTCCCTCTGTAGTTTGTGGTATAGATCCCCTTGCTAATATTTTCTTTGTTGGTACTAAATCTGTGTTTAATAAAGACACTCCTAAAATTTGTTATTCTGAAGAAGATGTAGATGAAATGTATACTGGAGATCTAGCAGAAAAACTAAGATTTTCTTACCGATATTTTAGTAAGTTAAATATTACAGGGGTCATCCAGGGAGACCTGCTATTCACAACAGATTTAAGAAATGAAACCATTAAAGGCGAAAAACTATACACATTTAGACCTAATACGATTACCTATGGTATTCCTGTGCATCATGATCTTGGAGCAAAAGCGAGCAGAGCAAAAATCGGCGTAGTATTTCACACACACTACACAGGATCTGACTTACCTACAATGCAGGCAAAAGCAGGTGCTGACGTTAAAGAATCTAATGATGTATTCATAGTAAAAAACGACACACCCATGCATAAAGTTGGTATGAGTCGTGTAGAATTGAATAAGTTTGAGAGTTCTATTAGAGAAATTGAACGTATGTGTAGGGAGTGTGGTGATTTTTTGAATGAACTTGTAGATGTTTCTGGTACTACAGGAGATGATAAATTTCATGTAGCATCATATATCAAACAATTTTTTAATAATGAAATTAAAAATGCTAGATCAATAGGAAATGTATCACAGACCTTGGAAAACCTTACTAATTTTTATCATGAAAAAATGAGTAAGGAATTAGGTAAGATTAAAACAGAAAAAAATCTTGTTGCTAAAAGAAATCTTGTATACAAGAGTGAAAACTATCTTATAGAGAATGAAACTAAGTTTAAAGCGATGCTTTCTCTCTACAAAAAACTACAAGAAGTTAAACAAATGGTTATAGATAAACTCGATCACCTAGAAGAGTTCAGAACATTTGTTCAGACTGAGAATGGGTATAAGGTTACCACTCCTGAGGGATATGTTCTTCATAAAGATGGTAGTATGATTAAGTTCGTTAACCGTTTGGAGTTTGCATTCAATAACTTTACTCTACAGAAACAATGGCGTTAGATGGAAAAGTTTGCTACTTCACATTTGGTAGGTTTCAACCACCTACCACTGGTCATGCTGCAAGTTTTACTGCTATAAAGCGTGCAGCAGGGACAAATGATTATTTGATTTATATTTCACAGAGTGTTGATACGAAAGGTAGTAATCCTCTTCCTCCTGATGTAAAACTTTCCTATATGAATAAGATGTTTCCTAATCATAAAGGTAAAATTATCTCTGGACCTAGAGATCCAGTAGCAATTATGAAAGATTTAATGATGAGAGGATATGATGAAGTTCATTTTTTAGTAGGATCTGATAGAGTTAACGCCATGAAGTTCCTACATAGATATAATGGTACTGAATATTCTTTTCGTAAAATTTATATTGAATCTTCTGGTAGCAGGGACGCGGACGGAGATACGTTTGCTATCTCAGGGACTAAAATGAGACGTGCTGCTAATGATGGAGACTTCAAGGCATTTCGCCAAGGGATTCCTAGGTCACTATCAGATCAAGATACAAGAAAATTAATGAAAGAAATTGATAATAGACTACCCGCTAACTTTAAATGAAAACTTTTAAAGATATAAAAGAAC